TCCTATACATAGATGAAACAGCTTTTGTTGAGAACTGGGACGAGTTCTTTGCTTCAGTATTCCCAACAATATCATCTGGTAAAACTACAAAGATGTTGTACACATCTACACCAAACGGACTGAATCATTTCTATAAGACTTGCATAGGTGCGAAAGAAGATACTAATGGCTTTGAGTATGTTGAAGTGCCTTGGCAAAGAGTGCCTGGTCGTGACGAGAAGTGGAGAAAAGACACACTTGCCGCAATGGAAGGCGATACACAGAAGTTCTCACAAGAATTTGAGTGTGGATTTCTAGGATCATCAGGTACACTTATCGAGGGAGGAAAGCTAAAGAGCTTAGTAGCTAGAAATCCTCTTGCTCAAACACAGCATATGAAAGTGTATGAAAGACCAGTGAAAGATCACACATACTGCTGTATCGTGGATGTCGCCAGAGGCAAAGGATTAGATTACTCAGCATTTCAGATTATCGATGTTACAGAGATGCCGTATAGACAGGTTTGTGTATTTAAAGATAATATGATAACGCCTATCGACTACGCTGAAATCATATATAGAAGTATAAAGAGTTATAATGAGGCTTACACATTAGTGGAAGTCAATGATATAGGTGAGCAAGTCTCAGAAGTATTGCATTACGAATTTGAGGTAGAGACACTCATGTTCACAGAGTCCGCAGGTAGATCAGGTAAAAGAATATCTACAGGATTCTCAAAGAAAGCAGATAAAGGTATTCGAACAACAAAGGCAGTCAAGGCAGTCGGATGCAATATGCTCAAGATGTTAGTTGAACAAGATCAACTGATATTGAATGACTTTGACACAATAAACGAACTATCTACATTTTCTAGAAAAGCTAATTCTTATGAAGCAGAATCTGGTTGCCATGACGATTTAGTTATGGGATTAGTGCTATTTGCTTGGATGACAGATCAAATGTTCTTCAAAGAAATCACTAACATAAACACAGTAAATGCGCTCAGACAGAGAAATGAAGAGGAGCTGGCTGAAAGTATGATGCCCATCGGATTCAACGCATATGACACAGATACAGCCTCTCCTACACTGACCTCGGTATCGGATGACGATAATAGCTGGCTTCAATAGCTAAGTTCTGTTTATTATAAATATAGAAATAGAAAATAAAACAAGTTTGTAACTTACAAAATTAACAAGGAGAAATCAACAATGGCCTTTCAAACAAGTCCAGGTATTAACGTAAGCGAAATCGATCTTACAAATAGCACTCCAGCTGTTGGAACAACCGAAGGCGCAATCGCAGGCGTATTTCGATGGGGTCCTACAAACGAGAGAGTTTTAATCACTTCAGAGCAAGAGCTAGTTAGTCGTTTTGGTGCACCATCAACTAGGTACACTAACTCGCCAGCTAACACACTAACATGGACAAACCATGAAACATTTTTAACTGCCGCTAACTTCTTAGGATATAGTGATGCACTTTATGTGGTTCGTGCAGACGCCGTCGGCTTAGTAGCAGCTACCGAAACATTCGAAAACTTTACAGCGAAGTATAAGGGCGAGCTAGGTAACTCAATAGCAGTGTCTCACTGTGTTAACGGATCATTTGATGCAGCGGCATCTGTAGGTACATTAGCAATTGATTCCAGTAGCGCATCAGGAGTAATCAACGGATTAACTAAGGCGGAAGCAGACGCAATTTTAGTAGGAGATTCTATTACTCCCACTCATGCCACATCAAACAAGCAGCGTCTTACGATTTCCACAGTATCGGTTGGTGGAGGTGACGGCACACCAGATGCAGTTATCAATTTAGATGCAGATGTTGATCTTGATGCAACTGCGGCCTACAGTGCTTCAGGTATCATCACAGAATTAGAAGATGGTGTTACATCAGTACAGTCTAGTGTTATTTCACTTGGTAGTGATAACGCTATTGAAACTGGTGATGCTGTTAAAATCGATCTTAATGGTTTTAGCACAACAACAGTAACATTTGCAGATGCAACTACAGGATCACTAGTAGACGAGCAAACTTACTTTGCAATCAGAGTAAATGACGGTACAGATACTCTTGCCGACAGGGGTAAACTACTGGATGGCGGAACTACAGGAACAATTAAATTAGCATTAACTTATGCTGATGCGATTAATCACACTGATGACGCACCTAAAAACATCAAGTTTATTGGTAAACCTACTGCTGATGATTCTGTATATAAGCTTTACCGATACGATAAAGTGTTATTAAACGTTACTTTCACTAGTAGATATACAGGTCACACCTCTCTAACTTCTTCTAATGGAGCATTCACTACTCAGTGGGGCGATGCAGACTTATTTGATGCTCAGCCTACTTTAGGCAAAGCTCACGTTGTAGTCAAAGACGCTGATGGTAAAATCACAGGCACAGTAGGCTCTATCATCGAAAAATTCGATGATCTTTCAATGACGCCTGGCACCAAGAGCTTTGATGGAACATCCAGCTTCATCACTGACGTACTTGAGGCATCTTCTAATTGGATTAAATTGAGTGTCGTTAACTCTACGCTAACTGGACATAAATCTCAGCAGGTATTAACAACTGGCGCTGACGGTTCAGACGAAGACGATGTTACTCTAGGCGATCTGGCTACAGCATACGATCTATTCAGCGATGCGTCAGATGTAGATATCTCGTTTGTATTACAAGGTAAAGCTAAAACTCATGCTCTCGCAAACTACATTATCGATAATATCGCTGAAGTCCGTAGAGACTGTGTAGCGTTCGTATCTCCTGAATTGACTGACCTAACTCCACAAGATATCGTAGATTGGGCAGCTTCCGTAACCGCAAGCAGCTATGCTGTCTTGGATAGCGGCTACAAGTACCAATATGACAAGTATGGTGATGTATATCGTTGGGTTCCATTGAATGGCGACATCGCTGGACTATGTGCTAGAACAGACGATCTAAGAGATCCTTGGTTCTCTCCTGCTGGATACAATCGAGGCAACGTTAAGAATGTTGTTAAGCTACGAGTCAATCCTAACAAAGCTCAAAGAGACTTGTTGTACAAGAATGGGATTAACCCAGTTATCACTCAGCCTGGTCAAGGTACAGTGTTATTTGGCGACAAGACTTATTCGGGCATATCAAGCGCATTTGATAGAATCAATGTTCGTAGATTGTTCATCGTTCTTGAGAAGACTATCAGTCAAGCAGCTAAATCAACATTATTTGAGTTTAACGATGAGTTCACTAGAGCCACATTTGTTAACTTAGTTGAACCGTTCCTTAGAGACGTTCAAGGTAGACGTGGCATATATGACTTTAAAGTAGTTTGTGATACATCAAACAACACAGGTCAAGTGATTGACACTAACCAATTTGTTGGCGATATTTATATCAAGCCAGCACGTTCTATCAACTTCATCCAGTTGAACTTTGTCGCTGTTAGATCAGGCGTAGAGTTCTCTGAGATCGTTGGTGCGGCTTAATAAATAATACAACAAACAAGGAGAAATAAACAATGGCTTTCAACATCAATGAAATTAAAAGCCAACTGACCTTCGGGGGTGCCAAAGCATCCCTGTTCCAAGTAGCGATTACAAATCCTATTAATGGAGCAGGCGATCTTAAAACACCGTTTATGGTGCAAGCGGCAGCGATTCCAGAAGCGACAATTGGAACAATCGAGATTCCATACTTTGGCCGTAAGGTTAAAGTTGCAGGTGACAGAACATTCGCTGAATGGACTGTAACTATCATCAATGATGAAGACTTCCTTATTCGTAATGCTATGGAAGAATGGATGTCTGCAATCAACTCTCATCAGGGTAATGTGTCTCAAGCTCTAACCGCATCTGAATATAAAGCTCAGGCGCAAATTACTCAGTACTCAAAGTCTGGTGCGGGACTAAGAACATACAACTTTAACGGGTTGTTTCCAACTAGCATAGCTGCAATCACCACAGACTGGGGCACAACTGATGACATCGAGCGATTCGACGTTACTTTCCAGTACGATTGGTGGAATGTCTCTGGTGGTATCACCGGTGACGGCGGCACAAACGTATAAACTTGATAACTATAATATGGGGAGAGTACCCCTCTCCCCTAATTAAAGGATAAACTATGGCTGAATTATTTGGATTTTCTATAAAGCGTAAAGGCTCGGAAGAGAATATTAATATTCCTTCTTTCGTGCAAGCTAATACTGACGATGGCTCTATTGATATAGCAGCTACCGGTACGGCTGCTAGTAGCTATTTAGACCTAGCAGGAACAGCACGATCAGAAGCAGAAATTGTACAGAAATATAGGTCTATGCTAGAGCAACCAGAGATTTCGCAAGCGGTTGATGATATTGTGAATGAGGCTATCAGCATAGCGTCTGATCAAAAAGTAGTCGAATGTGTTACAGATGACGTTGATCAGCCAGATAATATTAAGAAAAGAATTAGAGAAGAGTTTGATACGGTTCTTAGACTTCTAGACTTTTCTTCTACTGGATATGATACGTTTCAAAAGTGGTATGTTGACGGAAGAATAAACTATCACGTTATGATTGATGTAAAGCAGCCCAAGAAAGGCATTCAAGAGTTGCGCTATATTGATCCAAGAAAGATTCGCAAAGTTAGAGAGTTTGATGATAAGTCCCAGACTGGCAACGGTCAAGACAACAGATTTCTGACAAAGCAGGTCAAGAATGAGTACTATATCTATAGCGAAAAGGGATTCCTCAGTAGCGTTAGTGGTTCTCAGTCTACACAGCAAGGAGAGTTAGCAGGACTTAAGATAGCAACAGACTCAATAGTTCACGCTAATTCCGGTCTACTGAATGAGTCTAACACACTTATCATCTCTAACTTGCATAAGGCAATGAAGCCTTTGAATCAGTTGAGAATGATGGAAGATGCTGTAGTTATCTATAGAATATCTAGAGCACCAGAACGAAGAATTTTCTATATCGATGTGGGTAATCTGCCTAAGATGAAAGCAGAGCAATATCTACGAGATATGATGACTAAGCATAAGAATCGCTTGGTTTATGATGCCGCTACAGGTGACGTTAAAGATGATCGCAGACATATGAGTATGACTGACGATTTCTGGTTACCTAGAAGAGAGGGTGGAAAGGGTACTGAGATCACTACATTGCCCGGTGGACAGAATCTAGGTGAACTAGATGACGTACTATACTTCCAGAAGAGATTGTTTAAGTCTCTTAATGTGCCCATCTCTCGTATGGAATCAGACGCAGGATTCTCTTTAGGTAGAGCAACAGAAATATCTAGAGATGAGATTAAGTTTAGTAAGTTTATCAACAGACTGAGATCACGATTCTCATCGCTTTTTGATAAAATTCTTGAGAAGCAATTGATACTTAAAGGAATCATTACACCTGAAGAGTGGGCGGACATTCAAGCTTCTGTCAGATATGATTTCATGCAAGACAACTACTTTGAAGAGTTAAAGGAAAGTGAAGTCTTGAGGGAAAGATTAAATCTTTTACGAGACATTGACGATTACGTTGGCAAGTACTACTCCGCAGAATGGGTAAGAAAGAATGTTCTCATGATGAACGAGGACGAGATCGAGAATATGCGGGATCAGATTCAGCAAGACGACGAAGACTCGGAAGACGCAGAAGACGACATCGCGGATGACGAGTTCTAAGTAGCAATTATATAAAATATAAATAAACCTATAAGTAAGGAGATAGACATGAGTGTTAGTGATTTGATTAAGAGTGCGATGGATAAAGATGCAGGTACATTTGAGTCCTCGTTCAATAACATTATGGCAGATAAAATGGCAACAGCTATCGAAACAAAATATGACTCTATGTTTGGAGCTTCAGCAGAAGCAAATGCAAATGTAGAAGTAGATACCGAATAACAAGGGAATAAAAATGAAATCTTTCAAGCAGTTTACAGTAGAAGCAACTAGTCGCCTCGATCAAGTGCAGGATTTAGGCGACAACTCTTCTCCAGAAAAAGAAAAGAGTTTTATTGACAAGCATCTTGTAGACATTAAACCTCTTCCAGATGGCTATGAGCAGGCAGAACCCCTTGATCTATCTGGAAATCGTTTAGCCGATTTTGAGAAAGATGGTGGTCAAGAAGTATATGAAGCAGTGGAATTCACTGAAGAAGAGATGACTGACGCTCAGAAAGCAAAGAAAGAAGAGATTGTTAAAGAACTCAAAAAGAAAATGTCTGAGTTCAAAGATCGTTACGGTGATCGTGCTGTCGATGTTATGTATGCAACTGCTACTAAGATGGCAATGAAAGATGACGAAGAAGAAGAAGTCGAAGAGTCTTACAAAGAAGGCTACTACTCAGAAGGCGTTATTGCTGATCTAGAGAAGATCGTTAAAACTAAGAGCATGGGCGAAGTCAAGTTCAAAGATGGCAAGAAGCAGAAGATCGATCTCTTCTCAGCATCTGCTGTGCTTAATGCGTACAAATCGTTAAATTCAGTTAACAAGAAAAAAGTTGAAGGTATGTTATCTGACAAGAAACAGTTTACTCGATTCGTATCTTTCGCAATGCAAGCGGCTTAACACAGGACTAAACATATGAGCTTATTAATCAAAGAAATCGTTGAAGACGTAGAGTATATCACAGAAGCCAAAGAAGATGGTACTAAGCAGTACTTCATCGAAGGCATCATTATGCAAGGTGACATCAAGAACCGTAATGGTCGTATGTATCCTAAAGAGATCCTTGCTAAAGAAGTTAAGAGATATAACGAAACTTACGTTGAAAAAAACAGAGCATATGGTGAGTTAGGTCACCCCGCAGGTCCAACGATTAATCTTGATCGTGTATCTCATATGTTCACAGAGTTAAGACAAGACGGTTCAAACATCGTTGGTCGTGCTAAAGTAATGGACACGCCAATGGGTAAGATCGTTCAGAACATCATGGATGCAGATGGTACTTTAGGTATTTCATCTCGTGGCATGGGTTCAATCAAACAGAATAAGAGTGGTATCATGGAAGTCCAGAGTGACTTTATGTTAGCTACCGCAGGGGATATTGTAGCCGATCCATCAGCACCAGACGCTTTCGTTAAGGGAGTTATGGAAGGTGTAGATTGGATTTACGATGTAGCTTCTTCTTCATGGGAAGTGGCGAACACATTTGACGAAATCGAAGAAGAGATCAAACAGACTGCAAAAGTCTCTACAGCAGAATTAGAGATCAAAGCAGCCGCATTGTTTGAGCGATTTATTCGTTCTTTGTCTAAATAACAATTTTTATAAATAGTAATATTGACGATAATTACTTTAAAGGAGAAGTCTAAATGAGTGAAGAATTAGGAAAAGACCTAGACCTTGAGGAAGCAAAAGTAATCGATACTGATGTAAAATCAGCCGATACCGAAACTCCCGAAGGTGAAGAGGACAAAAAAGGCAAAGTCGATTCTAAAGAAAAAATTGAATCTGCTAAAAAAGATAAAAAAGAAGAGGCTGAAGAGGAAGAAGATGAATCTGAAGACGAAAAGGGTTTGAGCGAAGCTGTAGAGCGTTTGTTTGAAGGCACCGAATTCTCTGAAGACTTCAAAACATCTGCCGTTGCAGTATTCGAAGCCGCTGTACATGAAAAAGTATTGGCCGAAACCTCTGTACTCGAAGAAAAGTTTGAAAGTGATCTTCAAGAGCAAGTTGATGTTGCCGTTGAAGAGTTAGTAGAGAAAGTGGATCAGTACCTAGACTATGTTGTTGAAAACTGGATGTCTGAAAACCAGCCTGCAGTAGAAAGCAATATTAAAGTCGAAGTAGCTGAGTCTCTATTGAGTAGCATTAAAGGTCTTGTATCTGAGCATAACCTAGAAATCGATCAAGAGGCTGTAGATCATGCCGCTGAATTAGAAGTTAAGCTGGAAGAAGCTTCTATTAAGTACAATGAGCTAGTTGAGCAATTGATTGAATCAAAGGAAGCTAAGTTACAAGCTGATAATGAGATTGCATTCAAAACAGTTTCTGAGGAATTAACTGACACTCAAGCGGAAAAACTGCGTGTTCTATCAGAAGGTATTTCTTTTGAATCAACTGACGATTACAGCAAGAAGCTAGAAGCAATTAAGTCTAACTACTTCGCTGAAAGCGCACCAGTTGTAACAGAACAAGAAACTGATCTTCTACAAGAAGAGACTGCGGAAGAAGTAGCGCCTGTAGTTGACGCATCTATTGCAAGTTATGCTGAATCGCTTAATCGCCATAACCGCTTTGTCAAGTAACAAATTTTTATAAATAGTAATAAGTAAAATCTCAATTAAAGGAGAACCATAATGAGAAATGAAGAACTAATGAAGAAGTGGGCACCGATTCTAGAGCATTCCGCTCTTCCCACTATCACTGACGGACACAGAGAAGCTGTTACAGCAACTCTTTTAGAAAACACTGAGCAATCTATCAAAGAAGGCTCAAGCATGGGTGGAACTGGTGTTCTATCTGAAGCCGCACCTGCTAACAGCACTGCTTCTGCCGCTAACTACGAGCCTGTATTAATCAGTCTTGTACGCCGTGCAATGCCTAACTTGGTAGCATATGATATCGTTGGTGTTCAGCCAATGACTGGACCTACTGGTCTTATCTTCGCTATGAAGTCTAAGTATGCATCTACTGATGGTGGAGTTACTTCTGGTGACGAAGCATTGTTTAATGAAGCTAACACTTCTTTCTCTGGTGCTGATAAAGACGATGCTGGTGTTTTGGGTCACGTAGATAACTCTACTGGCGCTGAGTACACTGATCAAGCTGGTGCAACTGGCGGTGCAGTATTAGACGCTAACGGAGCAATTGCAAGTGGTTTCACTTCAGGCGCTGGTCGTTTACCTGCTCAACAAGAATCAACTGATGGCTCTGAGGACATTAACGAAATGTCTTTCGCAATCGAGAAAGTATCTGTTACTGCTCGTAGCCGTGCATTGAAAGCTGAGTACACTTCAGAATTAGCACAGGATCTTAAAGCGATTCATGGTCTAGATGCTGAAACTGAGCTTGCTAATATGCTTTCTGCTGAATTGCTTGCTGAGATCAACCGTGAAGTTGTTCGTACTGTATACAACAACGCTTCTGCTGGTGCTCAAAGTGGTACTGCTGCTAAAGGTGTATTCAACCTTGACGTTGATTCAAACGGTCGCTGGTCAGTAGAGAAGTTCAAGGGTTTGATGTTCCAAATCGAGCGTGAAGCTAATGCAATTGCTAAAGCTACTCGTCGTGGTAAAGGCAACATCATCATCTGTTCATCTGACGTAGCTTCTGCTCTTCAAATGGCTGGTGTTCTTGACTACGCTCCTGCTATTGGTAACAAGCTATCTGTAGACGATTCTGGCAATACTTTTGCTGGTATTCTTAACGGTCGATTCAAAGTATATATCGATCCATTCGCTGGTGCACAGTACTTAGTAGTTGGCTACAAAGGCTCTAACGCTTTTGATGCTGGTATCTTCTACTGCCCATACGTTCCATTACAAATGGTTCGTGCAATTGGCGAGAACAGCTTCCAATCTAAGATTGGTTTCAAGACTCGCTACGGCATGGTTGCTAACCCATTAACTACTGCTGGCGCAAACGGAAATGCTTACTACCGCAGAGTACACGTTACTAACTTGCTATAATAGTTAATAACAATAAGATTCGGGATTAACCCGAGCATGATTAGGGGATCTTTCGAGATCCCCTTTTTTTGGTCTGTATAAATAGATATATACTAGAGGAATGAATCATATGGCACTAACAACAAATCAAAACTTTTTGTCTCCAATTGAGTTCAAGCTTGTTCTCAAGAGGTTACCCAATGTTGAGTTTTTTGTAAAGTCGGCAAATGTTCCTGGTCTCTCATCTGGACATACAGACAGACCAACTCCATTTAAGACATTACATTTGCCTGGCGATAAGCTTCAGTATGAGGAATTTACAGTGAGTGTCATATGCGATGAAGACATGGTTGCGTTTAGAGAAGTATCTGCTTGGTTAGAAGCCATCACTTACCCTGAGAACTTTGCACAGTACGGTAGTCTAAACCCAAAAACGGTTGGGTCAGGTACCTCTACACTAAACAGTGATGGCACTGGAGTCAAATCAGACGGCTCTCTAATCATACTAAATAGTAATAAGAATGTCAATGTCACTCTTAAATTTTCTGATATGTTTCCAATTTCGGTAGGATCCATCTCTCTTGACACATCTGGCGCAGACGTGACACCACCAGTATTTGATATAACCTTTAAATATGAGAAGTATGATATAGTAGTCTGATTAAGTAACAATTTTATTATGGAGAAAGTGAATGAAACTAGAAGATATATGCGAAGCATGGGAGAAAGACGGTCCCGTTGATACGATAAACATCACGAACGAGTCTGCGAACACACCAAAACTTCACAACAAGTACTTCAAGATATACATGGGCGAGGGATATATTCTTCGCAAGATGAAGGCTGACTACAAAAAGTTATTCAAGCTAAAAACTGAATACTACAGAGGCGAACTCGATGTCACTGAGTTAGCACAGTTTGGATGGCAACCCCAACCCCTTAAAATTCTCAAGCAAGACATCCCCTCATATCTAGAAGCTGATGACGATATTATTGAGTCGTCTCTAAAGATTGGCGCACAAGAACAGAAAGTAGCGTATCTTGAATCTATTTTAAAGCTAATAGGAAACAGAGGATTTCAAATCCGAGCGATTATAGACTGGGAAAAGTTCAGAACAGGAGCATCGTGATATGACTGATGAAGTGATTATAGAAGTAGTCGATAACGTCTATGTTAGGGTCGTAGCAGAACCTGGCATTAAGATGGAGTTGTCTGATCACTTTACGTTCAAGGTACCCGGTGCCGAGTTTATGCCTTCCGTTCGGAACAAAATTTGGGATGGGAAGGTGAGATTGCTGAATGCAATGACTGGTAGAATCTATCGAGGTCTTGTACCCTATATCCTAAAGTTCTGTAATTCAAGAGAGTATGAAGTCACTGTTGATGAAGGTATCATACCAAACAATCAAGTGCAAGATACTGCTGGCTTTGATTTAGCGAAAGAGTTTGAGACAGCATTCGTACCTCGTGAGTATCAGAATGATGCAGTAGTTCATGCGCTAAAGCATGAGAGAGCGTTACTGCTCTCTCCAACAGCTTCTGGTAAGTCTTTCATTATATACCTACTAACACGTTTCTACATAGAGACGTTAGATATGAAAGTTCTAATCGTAGTACCCACAACGTCACTTGTCGAGCAAATGGCATCTGACTTCATCGAATATAATGGTGGTCAAGAGTTAGACATACACAAGATACGTGGTGGCATTGATAAGAACATTGAAGCAGATATAACCATATCCACTTGGCAGTCAATATATAAGCTAAGAAAAGATTGGTTCGCTAAGTTCGGTGTTGTTATTGGTGACGAGGCACATCTATTTAAAGCTAAGTCCGTATCCTCTGTTCTTGAGAAGATGCCTGAATGTCAGTATCGCTACGGCTTCACTGGAACACTAGATGGAACTCAGACGCATAGACTCGTACTCGAAGGTCTGTTTGGATCAGTGTTCGAAGTAACTAGAACTAAGGATCTGATTGATGATAACACTCTAGCAGAGTTTGATATCAAGGCGTTAGTGCTTCAATACCCCGATGAAATACGCAAGCTAAATAAGAACATGAGCTATCAAGAAGAGATCGATTGGATAGTTAGAAGCGAAGCAAGAAACAAATATATACGAAATCTTGCACATGGACTAAAGGGCAACACACTTATATTATTTCAATTTGTTGAGAAGCATGGTAAAGTGTTAGAACCACTTCTCGAAAAGGAGGGGAAAGTTGTTCATTTTATACATGGTGGAATCAGTGCAGAAGATCGTGAAGAAGTCCGTAGTGTTGCTGAGTCTAGTGATAATAACATCATTCTGGCTAGTTATGGGACTTTTAGCACTGGTGTTAATATTAAGCGTCTGGATAATATCATCTTTGCATCTCCATCTAAGTCAAAGATTCGAAATCTTCAATCGATAGGTAGAGTACTTCGTAAGGGTAATGGATCAGATAAAGCGACACTGTATGATATAGTAGATGACCTTCAATGGAAGTCCAAGAAGAACTTTGCAGTCAAACATTTCTTGGAGAGAGTTGATATATATAATGATGAAGGGTTTGAGTATAGTATATATAATATTAAGATGAAAGGATAATTAGATGAAACTTGTACACATAAAACTAAAGAATGGTATTGACTTGATTGCTGAAGACTTAGGTAAAGGCATGGGCTGTGTGAATCTTATGAATCCTGTTCAAGTGAAGATACATCCAACCAAGGGCTTCTACGCTCAAAGCTATCTCTTGTTTTCTGTCGAGAATAGTGTTATAATAGATAATAGCGACATCGTTCTTAAAAGTGATGCCAACAAGAGAGCAGAAGAGATATACCAATCGTTCTTCGAAGAAGTTAAAGAGAGAGACTTTATCGACAGACTTGATGATGTAACAGACGAAGAAGCAGAAGAGCATCTAATGGCACTAATTGACTCGAAAGAAGCAACTAAGCATTAGTATTATTCAACAGAGCAATAACTCTATTATACACACATAACCACATTATGTCAAGACATTGATCAGTAAAACATTAGTATTATTCAACAAGCGATAACGCTATTATACACGACTCTTGGTACCATGTCAAGACATTTCATCAAATTAAATAAAATAAACTTTTACTTGACATACGCCGTCAAATGTATTATACTATATGTAAATTGAGTGAGGACTAATGGAATGGCTAAGAAGAATTACGTAAACAACCCTGAGTTTCTGGCAGCTATCGTAGCATATAAGAAGCTATGTGTAGAAGCAGAAGACTCTGGTGATCCTGTACCACAGATACCCAACTATCTAGGTGAGTGTGTCTATCAGATATCTACTCGACTCGCATCTAAACCTAACTTCTCGGGTTACTCATATAAAGACGAGATGATTAGTGATGGTCTAGAAAATGCAATTCAAGCACTAGGTAACTTTGACCCAGACAAGTCTAGCAATCCATTCGCTTACTTCACTCAAATCATCTGGTACGCATTTCTGAGACGTATTGATAAAGAGAAGAAGCAGTTATATATCAAACACAAAGTAACTGAGAATTCTGTCACCTCTGGTACAGCAGTAGAAAGCGAAGGTGATGATAATGGTATGCCGTCTTATATAGACCTAGATAACGACTACATGAATACCTTCGTCAAGAACTATGAGAAGAAAATGGAAGATAAGAGGCAACAACAACAAAAGAGAGTGAAGAAGGGTTTAGAGAAATTTATTGACGATGAGGAGAAGTAATTCATGGCTAAGATTGCAGTGATAAACGATACGCATTGGGGTGCTAGATCAGACAATGCAGCCTTTGCTGAGTACTTCATTAAGTTCTATAAAGAAGTTTTCTTTCCAAAGCTTAAAGAAGAGGGTATAACAACCATCTTTCATCTTGGTGACGTGTGCGATAGACGTAAGTATATCAACTTCGTAACAGCCAAGAATCTTGAAGAAAACTTCATGAAAATCTGTGCCGATGAAGGTATAGACATCCATCTTATTGCTGGTAACCACGACACGTTCTATAAGAATACTAACGAGGTGAACTGTCTACGACAGCTTTACGGTAACTCGAAGTACGGTAATATTCACATCTATTGGGAGAAGCCAGTAGAGCTAGTGATCGATGACTGTAAGGTTATGCTTGCACCTTGGCTGTGTGCTGATAACTGGGAAGAATCTTTTGAGATGTTTAAGTCTACCGATGCTCAAACCTTATTCGGTCACTTTGAGTTTCAGGGTTTCGAGATGATGAAAGGTCAACTATGTACTCATGGACTAGATAAGAAAGTATTCAACAAGTTCGATGCTGTGTACTCTGGTCACTTTCATCATCCGTCTACTATTGGTAATATATCATATCTCGGTGCGCCATATGAGATGAATTGGTCAGATTACGATCAGAAGCGTGGATTCAGTATATTTAACACTGACGACAGAAGCGTTACCCACGTTGAGAATCCTCTGAAGATGTTCCATAAGATTCAATATGATGACACTGATATGACAATCGAGGATATAGCTCACCTTGACACTTCGAGCTTGACAAACACTCATATTAAAGTTATAATAGTGAATAAGTCAAATCCATATATCTTTGATCTATTTTTAGACAAGATACAAGCGGCTTCACCTTGTGACATTAAAGTCGTTGAAGATCATATGAATTTAGATGTTATTGATGAAAGTGAGCTGGTCGATGAAGCGCAAGACACATTGACTATTTTGAAGCAGTATGTGAGTAATCTAGAGATCAGTAGTGATAAAGAGAAAGTCCAAGCTGTATTAGATGAATTATATGAAGAGGCAATTAGTTTATAATGGCAAATATCGTATTTGAATCGGTTCGTTATAAGAACATTTTATCTACTGGTAATACTTGGACAGAAGTTCAGTTGAATCGTAGTAAGTCTACTTTGATCATTGGCGACAATGGTGCTGGTAAGTCTACTATGCTTGACGCATTGACTTTTGCGCTATACGGTAAGCCCTTTCGTAAGATTAAGAAGGGACAGCTGGTAAACTCTATCAACGGTAAAGACTTGGAAGTCGAAGCCAAGTTTACTATCAGTGGCTCTAAGTATATCATAAAGCGTGGCATCAAGCCAAACTACTTTGAGATATGGAAGAATGGTGAGATGATTAACCAAGATGCCGCAGCCAGAGATTACCAAGCGTACTTAGAAGAGACTATTCTAAAGCTAAACTATAAGTCCTTTGGTCAAGTAGTTGTTCTGGGTAGCTCTACGTTCATACCCTTTATGCAGTTAAGGGCTGGCGAGAGACGAGAAGTTATTGAAGACCTACTTGATATTCAAATATTCACTGTAATGAACACTCTACTTAAGGAACGAGTAACTGAGAATAAGGCTGATATTAATGACATCAAGCACAATATAGAGTTACTCAACAGTAAAATATCTACATCTAAGACGCACAATGATTCTATTAGAAAGATGCGAGAAGTGGAAGTGGATAAGTTAAAGGAGAAGTTGAGAGAGCAGATTTCATTCATCGAGTCTGAGCAAGAGTGTGTCGATGTTCTTATTCAAGAGGTGTCTGATCTAAATACTGGCATACAGGACAAGTCTGATACTAAGAAGAAGTTGCAAGAACTACAGGAGTTAGATCGTGAGCTTTCTAATAAACACAAATCCCTATCTAAAGAAGTTGCATTCTATCAAGACCATGACAACTGTCCAACCTGTAAGCAAGGGATCGAACATGAGTTCAAAGAAGGAACAATCACCAGCCACTCATCAAAAACAGAAAAAATCGAAGCCGCACGAGAAGAACTTAAGAGCAAAGGTTTAGTTATAGAGTGTAGACTCGAAGAGATTGACGGTACCGAAAGTGTTATCAGTGAAAAAAATATGAAGATGAGCGAGCATCGAATGGCATCTAAGATGGCTATGACTTCATGTAAGGCTATCAAGCAGGATCTTCTCGGTGCAGAAAAAGAGGCGACTGAAGTTGATAACAACCAGATTAAAGACCTAGAGAAAGAGCTTAAAAATTACCATGCTGACCAGACTGGGCTGTTTGATAGTAAAGAGACCCTTGCTGTAGTTGCGTCTATGCTTAAAGATGGTGGTATCAAGACTCGAATCATCAAACAATATGTGCCTGTGATGAATAAGCTGATCAATAAGTACCTAGCGGCTATGGACTTCTTTGTACAATTCGAGCTAGATGAAAACTTCAATGAGACTATCAAGTCTAGATTTCGTGACGTATTCAGCTATGCATCGTTCTCTGAGGGTGAGAAGTTGCGTATCGATCTAGCGTTGTTGTTTACTTGGCGTTCAGTTGCTAAACTTCGTAACTCAGTATCCACCAATCTTTTGATTATGGATGAGATCATGGACTCTTCTCTAGATACATCTGGTACAGAAGAGTTTCTAAAGATCATTGAAGAGTTGACAGCAGACTCAAATATCTTTATAATAAGCCACAAGGGTGATCAACTATTCGACAAGTTTCATAGTGTGATCAGATTCGAGAAAGTTAAGAACTTCAGCCGCATAGCACCACAAGCGGCATAAAAGGATACCTATGATAGAGAGGATATATATACCCACTATTCGTAGACCTAACCATCAGGTCACATACGACAATCTTCCTAAAAAGTGGCAAGAAAAAGTCGTTATGGTAGTTGAGCCAGGCGAGAGGGAATCATACGATTATCCTTGTCAGTTTCTTGAGTTGCCTGAAGAGATTGTAGGAAGCTGGACACAACTTGCAGAGACGAGAAAGCTAATACACCTTCATGCTGGAGATATAAAGTACGCTATGGTCGACGACGACTGCCAGCTAGTAACAAGAAATAGTAAGTATTGGTCAGCCCAATCTAACATGGAAAAATCTAAGAGGACTTCGACTGAAGAAGAGATCAATAGGTTGTTCGATAGTGCGTCTAAGTGGTTAGACGAAGAGAATATGGGTGTTGTTGGAATATCTAGTGGAGATGACTTCCCGAGACCTCAAGAGTATATCGATACTATTGGAGTTTTCACTTGGTTGTTTCTTGACGGTAAAAAGATTTCTCCTATTGCACAGGATTTGACCACTGAGTTTCGTGTAGCAGAAGATTTAGCGTTTATGTTTCATTGCCTGTCTAGCGGAGTTAATACCCGTAAATCTAACGAATTTCTATTCCTAAATAGAAGTCAGACTAAAGAGTTTG